GCATGAGCGTTGGCTTGTGATCGACTCGGATGGTTCATGGATATGCGAGAACACTGGCGGGTATCCCACCAACGATGAGGAGGACGAGAACTCCTTTGACTGCGAGGACTGTGGCGACCGCACCTCTGATGATGACGGCTACTGGATAGGACGCGGTGAGGATACTCGTGTCTGTGAGTCGTGCCTTAACAACGACTACACCTATGTGTACGGCAGACGAGGCAATCAGTACTATGTACACAACGACAACACTGTATATGTCGACTCGCAGAGCGAGTACTACGATGTGGACTACCTCGATGACAACGAGATCGTTGAGCTTGAGAATGGTGAGTACGCCCCGATGGATGAGGCCGTTGAGATCAATGGTGATTGGTATCTGATGGAAGATGAGCGTATCTGTAGGTTCGAGGACACCGATGAGTACGGCTTGACCGAGGACGGATGGCAGTGCGCTCAGTCTTGCAACTGGTACTCTGACGACTGCGACAAGTTCACCGAGTACAAGGGCGAGCGTTACCATGATGACTACATCCCGCAAGAGATAGCTGACGTAACTGCTGACAAGGACGATGCCGAGGACGAGCCTGTGCCTACGATGCTGACGATGGATATGCTGTGGAATGTACAGATGCTATGGGACTACACCATCGCCATGGACAAGGTCACAGTCAGCCTGACCTACACACACGACGGCCACAAGCTATACGCCGAGCGCATCTTCTTACAGGAGTTCGTCAACAGTGTGGACAGATCGGAGTTCAACCGCATCTTACGCAATGAACTGTGCAGTGCACTCATGGCACAAGCCAACGAGATCGCAAACAAATACTTAGAAACACAAGGAGAATGAACATGAACAAGAAATCAATACTACACAAAACCCTAGCTCGTGCGTTGTCTGTCAAGCGTCCGCACAATACCCCTGCCGTCTCGGACTTCACCGAGTGGCTGTTCAACGCACTACCTGCTGAGCTTAAGTCATTCACATCTGTGGATGGTGCAGGCAACCTACACATCGACAACCGCATAGCAGGCAGCAAAACCCTGTTCATCGCTCACGTTGATACAGTACACAAAGAGGTTGGTGCTAACAAGATCAGGAAGACTGCGACTCACTGGTATGCCGATGGCGCTCCTCTCGGTGCTGACGATGGTGCGGGTGTGGCCATGCTCATGCACCTGATACATGCTGACGTCAAGGGCTACTACATCTTCTCTCAAGGCGAGGAGTGCGGTGGCATCGGGGCTAAGCACATCGCTACGCATCACACAGACTTGCTTGCTCAGTTTGATCGGGCTATTGCGTTCGACAGGCGGGGTATCGACAGCGTCATCAGTCATCAGGGTATGGGTCGCTGTGCATCCGATGTGTTCTGTGAGGCACTGGCCAATGACCTCAATGCCTTTGACGATACGTTGATGTACTCACCTGATGACACTGGCGTGTACACCGACACTGCTGAGTTCACAGACATCATCCCCGAGTGCACCAACATCAGCGTGGGCTACTACAGTGAGCATGGTGACCAAGAGAACCTAGACATCGTGCACTTCGAGGCACTGTCCAAGGCAGTGCTCAAGGTGGTGTGGGATAGCCTGCCTACTGATCGTGACCCTACTGTGCCTGAGTACAAGACATACAAGTACAACACTGGATGGTGGTCTAACTATGGCGTGTATGGCGATGCCACTACACACAACAAGCAAGTCGATAGCAAGTACTTCGGTACATGGCAGGACGATGACTACTGGCAGACCGAGGACTTGATCGATGCCATATACGACGCGATGGTGGGGAACTACGACTTCCTACTTGAGCAGATCAGCGAGGCGGTTTACCCCGAACAACCTGACCTAGCGTTGCGGTTCCTCAACCGCAGGCTACTGACTGACGAATTACTACAAGAAGCGCTGATACAGGCGCGTACCTACGACGCACCGACTGTGCTCTGCACACTGTTCGATGCGATTCACTGTGAAGCATAAGCGGGTCACTGTGACCCGATTTTAAAAAGGAGAAAGTAAATGATTGAAGCGCAACTACAGATGGAGGCAGATGACCTCATCGCCAAATACAAAGATGAAATCATCGACCAAGGTGATTGGTGGTGGGGCACAGACACGCACTCGTACAACATCCACTGTCTCGATGATGAATGCGATGGTTGGTACAACGTCAATGTGTACAAGGTTGATCCAGTTACGGGCATGGACAACTATGAGTGGATGATCGACTTGCCCCGTGTATTTATTAAAGGAGAAAGCAAATGACTGCAATGACAAAGACGCAGATGGTAAATGCCTGTGCTGACTACGAGGTGGCGTGGTTCTTCGACAGAACCATTGAGGAGCAGAGGGAGGTGTTCCGACACATCCAACTGCATGGGTTTACGGGGTTCAAGAATTACCCTGACGACAACTTGTTTGCCGTTTGTGTAGACAAGGGCATCTTTTTAATGGAGGAATGAAATGAAGACGTACAAAGTAATCGCCCGATCAATATCGTATTTGGATAAGGAGATCGAGGCAGAGAACGAGGAGCAAGCGTGGCAGATCGCCAACGCTTTGGATGGCGACGAGTTTAAATACTCGTTCGCTATGGACTGGGATATTTACAGTGTTGAACAAGTAACCAAAGGAGAATGACATGCAAGGAATAGGCGAATACTACGATCACCTGTTGGCTGAGTACCAACGCAAGATTGACAGACAAGCATACGAGGAAGAAGAAAAGGAGAAAGAAATGGGACGACTGAAAGAGAAGATCATCGAGTTACTTGAGGAGAATCACCCCGCAGAACTTGAACGCCTGACAGGGTACGACGACACGACATGCAAAAAGATCGTGCATGAGTTGTACATGGAAGGGTTCAATGACCGCAACTGTTGGGAACCTGAGAGGGTGGGTGACATCTGGGTCATCTTTGGCAAGAATTTCTCGGGCGAGTGGATAGATGAGAACGGCGACTACCGAGGGTTCGACACTGAGCGCGAAGCTAACGACTACATCAAGGAGACATTTAAATGACGTACGTAGAGAAAACATTTACCGAGAACATGGGCGGGGGGTGCATGGTTGACTTCCTCCTACTGAGCGATGGCCGTTGCGTGGGCATCGATAGCGATTCGATTGTGCTGTACGAATCGTACGAGCAGGCGCGTAATGGCGTTGGCTTCTTAAAGATGATTGACTTGTGGGAAGGGGCACAACAATGACACCAGAAGAAATTGAAGCACGCTACGGCAAGGAAGCATTGGAGCGTCTGTACGACTGCTTGCTACAAAACCCTGTACATGAGTTGGCTGACTGGATACTCACCTTCTACGATGAGCAAGCCATTGACGCATGGGTCAAACAATTAAAAGCAGATGAGGAGGACGAGGCATGATGACACCCTATGAGAAATTCGAGCGGGTAGTACTTTTGTTAGCGGTCATGGTGCTGGCCCTTGACCTCTTGTACTGGAGGCCCTTCTGACTACTATCAACAACCTCTTTTCTAGGGGAATTCCCCTTGACTTCTGTCTAAGCCTAGACAAATAATGGGTAAAATAAGGAGAAATCTATGCAAAAACAAACGCCCTACGACACAGGGAAGGTCAAGATTGGCCTAACCTACACCCCACCACCGCCCCCAACTACGCCTGAAGCTGACTGGATTCAAGGCGTTTTGCTTGGGGATCGGCAAGGTTTGTCTGAGCTTACGCTCGTGACAATTCAATCCATCGGGCTTATAGCCTTTATCATCATTGGCATTTTTTTAATAGGAGGAAATACAAATGCCTGACATGCAGACCGCGTTAAGTAACGCACTAAAAACCACAATCAACGACTGGGAGAAAGACGACATGCAAACCACACAAACAAACACCAAGCCCCGAGGCAAACGCTTCTTTGACGTTACCAACAACGTAACCCGCGCCACGTTCGATTACTTGAAGAAGAACCCTAACCTGACATCGGCTGAAATATGCGCGGACATGACGCGCCTTGGCTTTAAGGACAGTTCGGTGGGCTCGCTCCTTGCACAGTTTGCCAAGCAAGGGTTAGCTGAGAGAGACGATAGGGGTAGGTACATCACCATCGTGGACGAGTACCGCCCACTGAAAGCCAAGAAGAAAACCCTGACCCTCGTGTCTAAACCTGAAGAAATTAAACCCAAGCGCAAGTACGAGAAGAGAGCCGTGACAGGTATCGGTGCGTTGCTACGAGAGAAGCTGGAGAATATGCCTGTGCCTAGCCAAGATGCGCTTGATGCTGCAGCTTATGCCATGGGCGGACATGTACCTGCACAAAAACGCATGATCTCGCTTGTGCGTGTCAAGTCGCCCGAAGATATCTTAAAAGACATGACTGTGTATCAGGCACACGACTTGTACCGCCATCTCAAAGAAATGTTTGGAGGCTAAGATGGAAGATAAACATGACGACGAACCCGCATTCCCCTATCAAAACCATCATGGTCACAAGTTTATGGGCATGACCCTGCGTGACTACTTTGCGGCCAAGGCATTGCCCACTGCGGTGAAGCTAAACACACAGCAGTACAACAGGGAACTTGGTAAAGAATGGTTTTGGGACGACGACGAAGACGCCGCGTTTGCTGCAAGCGTTGCGTATCAATTAGCAGACGCAATGATGAAAGAGAGGCAGAAATGAACTCGACTCAACTGCAAGCCGAACTGATTGAGGGTCTGACCCAAGAAATTTGCAAGACTATTGAAAAATACGAAGGCTCGATACACGCTTCAACGGTGCTGGGCGTGTTGGACATAGTCAAGCACTGCATACTTATGGAAATCATGGAGGAAAATAATGAGTGACACACTTTTTAACAAAGAAGACTTCGACCAAATCTTTGGCAAGCCCGAAATGTACATAAGGCCAGACCCTCTGGTGCGTAACGCTGTGCTTGAAGAAGTAGCGCGTGAGATTGAGAAGATGACTGTGTTTGGCAAAGACACGATCGACAGCTTCGTGGTATTTATAAGGGACATGAAAACATGAAAGATGGAGGCGCTTTTAGTGTAATGGGTAGCAACAATTTTGCAGTTAGCCCACAGCAAAAGTTTACAAAGTTGGTAAATAAACGGGGTTTGCTGTGTTGGAAATGCCAACAAAACAAACCCCGTCAAGGCGGCTCAGAGAAAGTGATGGATGGATTTGGCGGTAGGTTACGCAGATTCATCTGTCAAGATTGCGTTGAAGCTAAACAAAAAACTTTGGAAGAGAAAACATGAATC